AGGTACTTCCTGCCGGCGGTGTCCCGGAGCGTGCCGATGCTGGTCGAGTAGAGCGGGTCGGCCTGCCGGCGGTAGTCCTCCATCGACGCGATCGCGCGGGTCTGCTCAGGGCGCGGACCGACGTAGGGGTTCGACACGGCGCCACTCGCCGCGCCAAGGTTCCCCTTGAGCAGATTCTCGGTGACTTGCTGTTGCGGCTTCAGGTTCTGGAACGGGTCCGTCATCGTGTACTCGCGCGGATCCTGGCGCGGCGTGCGCGAGGCGAAGGGCCCGAGGAAGTTCTGCCCGATATCGCCCCAGTCCTTGCCCATCAGTGGGCCTCCTTCACGTCGACTTCGTAGTTCGTCGAGATCGCCCGCGCGCCGATGCGTCTCCAGGCACGCGGGCGGTGCCGGCGCGAGTCGAAGTAGCAGTGCTCGGCGCCCTGCTCCCGGGACCAGGCCACCATGCGGCGGACGAGCTCCGGGAAGACGCGCGCGTGGCGCTTGCGCGGGTAGAGGTAGACGGCGAGGGTGCCCGAGACGAGCGGCCCCCCGAAGGGACACGAGAGCGCGAGGAGGCTGAAGCCGATCAGCCGGTAGCTCGGATCGAGCACGAGCCAGACCGCCTGGGACGGATCGCCCACCCCGAGCCGGAGGCGCGCGACGACGCCCTCGGGCGTGCCGAGCGTCCCGGACCGCACGAGGAAGTCGCCGGCCGCGATCAGGAGGATCCGCTGGTACTCCTCCAGCCAGCCCTCGTCCCCGGGCCCGAGGCGCACGATGCGGACGCCCGAGGGGAGGATCGCCAGCCGGGAGTCCGCGAGGGTCGCCGTCCCGTTCGTCTCACTCATCGCGCGTACCCGCCCGAGATCACGGCGGCGCCGTAGGCCGAGACCTCCCACTCGTCGCCGAGCTGGTTCGATTCGAGTCTGACTTGCCAGAGCCGGCCGTACTCCCGCACATCGACCCAGGGCCGGTAGCGTGGGCTGTCGAGCGGGAGCTCGCGGATTCCGGGCCAGGGCGGCATGGGCTGCCGCGGGTCCATGCCCGCGCGCACCGAGACGCGGAGGACGCCCGTCCCCTTCGCGAAGAGCGGGACCGCGAGGATCTTCGCCGGGAGGAGCCCATCGGTGAAGTGGCGCGACTCGACCCAGGCGAAGATCGGCGTCCCGTCCGCATCGGGGCCGCCGTAGAGCTGGATCCGCCCGTTGACCTGGCCGAAGGCCGACTGGACCGGGCTCACCTTGGGATCGAGGACCGGGGGCTGGGGCGAGACGGGCGGGAGCTCGGTGAAGCAGAGCCCGGGATCGTGGTCCGTGAGGCTCCAGGTGAGCTCGCGGAAGTTGTAGATCGCGGTGAGGTTCGGCTGGGCCGCGCCGCGCGCGGGGATCTTCCAGCAGATCTCGTCCCATTCGAGGCGCCGGTAGGCGTAGATGAGGTGGGCGCGCGTCCAGTCGATCGCGTCGGAGACCTCGGGCCAGATCGCGTCCCCGATCGGCTCCGCGAACGAGCCCAGCCGGTAGAAATTCGTCCGCCCCTGGTAGAACTGGTACGAGCCGATCGAGATCGGCGCGCGCGCGGCGATCGCGCCGTCATCCGCCGGCACGCCCTCGGTGATGTACTGATCGGGCGGGCCGACGAAGATCATGCGGTAGATGCGGTTCGGCTTGTGGATGATCGCGTGATCGCCGAGCACCTTCACGGCGGTGATGCCGGTCGAGTCCTCGAGGAAGTCCTGGTCGCCGGCGGTGTCCCCCGTCCAGTCGTCGGGCGCGCCGACCGCGGAGTAGGAGACGCGCCAGGGCTGGTTCGTGAGGCGCGCGAGGAGCACGTGCTCCTTGTGGATCTCGACGAGCGCCCCGGGCGGCGCATCGGCGATGACCGCGGCCTCGTCCTGGCCCGGCCAGGCGTAGGTCTCGATCCCGTCCGACCAGACGAGCGTTTCCCGGTACTGGTCGAGCGTGACGATATCGTCGAGGGTCCGCGGCGTGAACGCCGCGATCTGCGTGAGCGTGTCGCCCGAGCCCGCCCAGGCGCCGGTGAGCCCGATGCGGACCAGGACCGGATCCTGGCCCGAGGGCGGGACGTACCACCAGATCGCGCGCAAGGCCTCGGCCGGCGCGCCGGGGTCGTCCATGCGGACGTAGCCGTCGACCTTGCGGACGCGCGTCCCGCCCGTGGGGAAGCGGATGTTCCGGCCGTTCGTCCAGGCGCGATCGGGGACATGCCGGGGGTCGGCGTTCCGGACGAGGCCGCCGCCCGGACCTTCGACGATGCGGGGGTCGATGGCGCTCGGCATCAGATGATCTGCACGTGGAGATCCGCGAGCTCGTCGACGAAGACGCGGATCCGGTTCCGGTCGGCGTCGCGCGTCGCGACCCACACGCGCTTGTCGAAGAAGCCGACCGCCGTGAGCTGGTTCGTGTCGGTGCCGGTGGGGATCTCCGGGAGCCCGGTCGCGTACTCCCAGTCGGTGCCGTTGAACGAGCGCGCGACCCGGAAGGGCTCGAACCCCGTCAGCCAGAGCTCGGGCGGCTTCGGGGCCTTCCGCCGGATCCGGCAGACGTGGTCGGCGTAGAGGGAGTCCTCGATGACGTGGACGACCTCCCAGCCGTCGTTGTAGCGCCAGACGTTCCGGGGCGCGTCCTCGCCGCTCTGGTCCCCGCAGGCGTACATCTGCCCGAGGAAGTCGGCGACGCAGGAGACGTGATCAACCGGCGAGGCGAGCTCGGCGCCGGCGCGGAAGACTTGCGAGACGGAGTCCTCGTCGGGCTCGATCTTGTGCCAGAACTCCCAGAGGGCGCCGTCCTCGGCGTACTCCGCTTCCCAGAGGATCCCAGGCGCGATCCCGCGCTGAAGGGCGTAGCCGGCGTCGTGGTTGCCGCGGTAGAGCTGGCCGTCGCCCTGGCCGAGCGTCGCGTTCCAGCGGTCCGAGCCGCCGATGACGACGTCCTGCTCGGGGATCCAGATGCCGAGCCCGCGCCCCCCGACGAAGTCCTCGCCCTTGTCGATCGGCTCGCCGCCCCAGGTGCCGCCCTCGGCGATCGGGCGCGAGATGATGAACTGCGGGCCGCCCGTCTCGAAGAAGGCATAGACCCGCACGCCGTCGTCGCGGATCTTGTTCATCGTCTCGGCGCCGCCCGGGATCGGGTCCTCCTGCCAGGTGCCGTCGCCCGAGCCCTTCCGGTGGCGGAAGATCTTCGACGACCCGCCCTGGCGGGCGCCCGTCGACAGGTAGAGGGCGCCGAGCTCCCCGTCGAGCCCGCCCCAGAGATCGAGCGGCGTGTGCTCGTCGATCTCGGCCACCTCATGGAGCCGGAGCGCCATCAGACGCACCGCGCCTGGACGACGACGTCCTCGGCCGCGCCGGGGTTCGTCACGAAGAGCGAGAGCTTGTCGTCCTTCAGGACCGCCCGCGGGGTGGGCAGGGGGATCGCGACGAAGGGCGCGCTCGACGGGAGCGTGAGCGCCTGGAAGAGCGCGTCGTTGATCCGGAACTCGATCGTGATCGCGCCGGCCGCGGGCTTCTCGGCGGCGATCGTGAACTCGACGATCGTCTCGGGGCGCACCACGCGGAGCGGGAGCGCCATCGGCTCGTTGTCGGTCAGGGAGCCGCGCTGCCCCCAGGTGTAGGTGTCGCTGACGCGGGTCTCCAGGGCGATCAACCGGAGATCGATCCCGCCGAGCACTTGCTGGAGCGCGAGCCAGACGTCCTTCACCACGCGCTCGAAGTCCTCGATCCAGCGCGCGAGGAAAGCGTCGTTCCGGAGGTGCGGGCCCTTGACGGGCTTCGCCGCGGCCTCGGCCGGCGGGGGCGCCGTGGGGAGCTCCGCCGGCCGAGGCGGAATCACGAGCGGCTTGAGTGAGACCGCCACGCTTTCAGGCTTGGCGCTCGATCTCGTCGAGCGCGTCGAGGAAGGTGAGGACGAGCTTCGTCCAGGGCACCGGCCACGCGGCGGCGTGGACGGCGTCCCGGAGGAAGGCCCACTGGGTCGTCGAGAGCTCCAGCTCGGGGAGGCCCTCCTCCAGGGCCGCTTCGAGCTTTCCCCAGACGCGGAGCTCCACGCGCGGGAGCCCCTGCGGAAACTTCTGCGCGACGGCGTGCCGGATGAGCGCGATCGTCGTGCGGATCTCGTCCGCGTCGCCCGGGAGTGTCGGGTAGGCGAGCTTCAGCGGGAGGCGCACTCTACGCCTCCGCAATCATCACGCGGACGCGCCCCTCGGCGAGCCCGCCCGTCGCGCCGTTCGGCACCTTCACGACGAAGCTGCCCGAATGGGGCTCCTCGAACGAGACCGTGATCGTGGCCTCGTCCGGGAGCTCCGGGGCGCCGGCGACCTTCGGCTCGGGCTCCTCGGGCGGGTTGACCTCGATCGAGTCGATCTTGCCGTAGACCGTGACCATGGACGTGTCTCCTTTCAGGTATCGAGCGTGAACTCGAGCCAGGCCTGCTCGACGATGACGGCCCCGGGATCGGCGCCGGATTCGATGACGCCGATCATCACGTGGCACATGCGACCGGCCAGGACGTTCGCGAGCTGGTCGAGCGGCATTCGCAACGTCTGGAGCTGGTTCGCGGTCGCGGGAAGGTTCGTGGGCGCCGAGATCGTCGGCGGGTTGAAGACGGCGGTCGTCGGATCCGAGGCGTCCGTCACGGGGCCGACCGCGGCGCGGATCCGCATCTGCCCGGTGATCCCCGGGGCGCGCCACTTCACGACGGCGGTGACGATGCCGCCCGTGTAGGCGGCCGGGATCGCGATCTTCCAGAGGAGCGCTTGCTGGAGGAGCGGCAGGAACGAGAACGCGAAGGCGACGACCTTCACGGTGTTCGGCGTCTGGACGCCGGTCGAGACGTATTCGAGCGGCGTCGGGACGGCGTTGTTCGCGGAGCCATCCGGCATCCGCGCGCCCTCCAGCGGGAGGTAGACCTCGACGACGCGCCGCACCGGGAGCGGCGTCCAGGTCGGGAGCCCGCCCACCACCGTGAGGACGGTGCCGCTCGCGCCGATCGGCAGGCGGCCGGGCGCCCCTGCGGCGTCGACCCCGATGATGAGATCGCCGAGCGCGAGCATGGGGTTGTCCATGTCGCCGCCGCCGGGATCGGGCGGGACCGGCGGGTCGATCCAGCGGAGGAGCCCCGAGCCATCGGGATCGGTCGAGAGGATCTGTCCGTCCGCGCCCCGGGCGAGCTTCATCGGCGTGCCGAGCGCAGAGCCTGCGACGAGATCGCCGACCTCGGAGATCGGCAGGAGCGAGCCGGGCGGATCGGGGAGATGCGTCGCCCAGGTCGGGATGCCGCCGAGCATCGCGAGCATCTGGCCCTCGGTACCCGGCGTCCGGACCGTGAGCCACTCGTTCGGGTCGTACATCAGGAGCGCGCCGCGGTCCCCGTGGGGGAGGCCCACGTTGCCGCCGAGCCGGCTCCAGGTCGGGACGCCGTCCACGACGACGAGCACCTGGCTCGACTCGCCGACCGCCAGGCGGGCCGGGGTGCCGGTCGCGTCGCCCACGATGAGATCGCCCTTCGTCGTGATGACCGTCTGCTCGGGCGTCCACGCGAGCACGTCCTCGACGACGGTCGGCACCCCGCCGTCCCAGGTCATCGCAATGTCGTAGAAGCCCGGGTTCACCCGGCAGACCACCTGGCCGAGCTGGTTCGCCTGGATCGGGTTCGCAAGCTCGGTGACGTCGTCGTCCGCGTAGAGGGCCGCGAGCGAGAGCGTGTTCGCCGAGTAGATCGAGACCCAGGCGCCGGGGCGTGCGCGGCCGGACCCAGGATCCAGGACGACGAGGTTCAACTTCGGTCGGAACATGCCCAGGCCTCCTTAGCTGACCATCTGCGGGCCGACGTTCAGACCGCGCCAGCCGCTATCCGCCTCGACCGTGAGCGAGCCCTGCACCGTCCCGTGCCGTCCGTTCCCCGATTCATCGGGCGCGCGGACGCCGGCCGTCATCGTCGTCAGATACTTCCCGCTCCAGTGCAGGAACCGGTTGCGCGGCACCGAGCCGGGACCGCGGAGGTAGACCGACAGGATCTCGGCCGCCGAGAGGATCCGGCCCTGCCAGATCGCGAAGTCGGAGAGCTTCCCCTGGAGCGTGTGGCTCGTCGTGTTGTCCCCGCCGACCCAGAGCCGCGCCGCCACCTCGCGCGAGCCCGAGGGCGCGACGGGCGTCGTGACGGCCACCTCGACGCCATTCCGGTAGAACTTCGGCTTGTTCGCGTTCTGCCGCGCATCGTGCGTGATCGCCCAGTGGACCCAGGTGTCGAGCGGGGTCGCGCCGGCGCCGGACCAGATCGGGTCGCTCCCGGTGTAGAGCGAGCCCCAGCGGAGGCTCGTCTGGTTCACGAAGTAGCAGAACGGCCGGCCCTCGTGCTGGAACACCGAGGCGCTGTTCAGCCCGGGGTTCGCCGCGAGGTTGATCCAGAAGGCGGCGTTGTACATCGACTGGGCGTTGCCGATGTTGCAGAAGAGCTTGTCGTTCGCGTTGTCGTACTTGAAGCTCATGCGAGGATCCCCGCGATCCCGGCCGCGCCGCGGACGAGGAACCGCGACGTGGAGATGGTGACGGCGGCGTTCTTCGACGCATCCTGATGGAGCCCGCTGTAGTCCTCGACGCCGCCCGCGCCGACGTTGTACCGCTCCATCGGATACCAGAGGCGAATGTCGCGAAGGACCGAGCCGATCCCGCGGAACACGATCGAGCGCATCTCGTACTCGTCGAGGACGCGCGCGTAGAAGAAGGCGTGGCCGAGCATGCCGACCCACGGCTGGTTCGTCCCGCGACCGGCGAAGAACGCCGCGTCAGCGTCCTGCGTGCCGGCCGGGGCCTGGGTGCGCGTGAGGCCGGCCCCGTTCGTCAGCACCTGAAACTGTCCGGTCTCATCGAGGAGGTAGTAGATCGGGTGATTGTTGACGCTCGCCCCGTCATAGGTCACGCCGAGCCAGCGCGGCACCCCGTGCGGCGTCCCGAACGCCGCCGTGGTCTCCCAGTTGCCGTTCGTCGTCGCGCGGCCCGAGGCGAAGCGCATCTTGCCGGCCGTCGAGGCATTCCACTGGAGGGCGAACTTCGTCCCGATCGCGCAGATGCCGCCGATGTTGCTGGTCCCGAATCCGGCCGACTGCCACCACGCGCCCATCGAGCACTTGCCGGTGGTCGCCACGGTCCCCAGGGACTGGACGACCGCGCCCCCGGATCCGGGGAAGTCGTAGGGCATCGCTCAGAACTCCAGCCACGCGAGCTCCAGCACGCGATCCCCGCCGGCGGGGGTCGTCGCCCCGTTCCAGAGCATGACGGAGCAGAGGAACTTGCGGCCGGCCGCGAGGCCTGAGGCCCCGGCCAGGACCAGCCGGATCTCCTTCTGCTGGCCGAGCGTCGTCGGCACCGCATCGTCGGGGCTTTGATCGCCGGCGGTCGGCACGATCGCGCGGACGTCCGTGGACATGTCGACCACGCCGACGATGGACCCGTAGAGCTTGATGAAGCCGAGAGTGGCGGTCGCCATCGAGTACTTCACGACGAGCGTGACGGCGCCGCCCGCGTAGCTCGCCGGGACGATGCCCTTCCAGACCACGACGTTCTTCGTGCTGCTACTGAACTGGAGGACGAGCTCGGACGGGGCCGGGAAGTCGGTCGGCGGCGTGCCGGTCGAGACGCGCTCGACGGGCTGCGGGCCGAGGAACCCCGCCGTCGTCGTGAAGCGCGCCGAGTCGAGCGGGAGCGGGACGAGACGCTGGGCCGGGGGCGTCTGCCACGCGGGCGCGCCGGCGGCCACCGTGAGCACCTGGCCCGTGCTGCCGATGCCGAGCCGGCCCGCGACGCCGCTCGCGCCCCCGGTGATGAGATCCCCCGCGGTGGTCATCGGGTTCGTCATGCCGGCGACGCTCGCGAGGAGCGTCTCCAGGCCCGCGTCGTCCTTCTGGTAGAGCTTCTTGTCGCTCTTCGAGTAGGTGACGACGGTGCCGGCCGGCGGCGTCCCGGGCGCGGTCCCGTTCGGGTAGTGGAACCCGCCGCCGCCGATCCGGTAGACGCGCGCGTCCGCGGCGGTGAGGTGCAACCCGGACAGGGCGACGCCGCCGACGTCGAGCGTCCCGAGCTCCAGCGTGAGGCCCGCCTCGTCCATGACGACGAGCCCGGTCGTGCCCGCGGCCTGGAGATCGACGGCGACGAGCTGGACCGTGTCGGCCGGGCGCGTGGTCGGCCGCACGGCCGAGACCGAGCCGAGCGCGAAGACGCGGGAGCCGTTCGTGCCCACGGTCGCGCCGAACATCCGGAGGTT